CCTCGTTCTTTCTTTAAATCCCAATTAGCCCATGCTCCATCTAAGAAGCCATAGAGAGATGCTGTACCATAAAGCTGAACAAAAGCAGTACTACCTGAATCTTTTAAATATATTCCAACATCACTACCAGAACCACCTGAAACAAATTGAAAATTTCTTGAGTTATTTGCTGATAAAATATGACTATTAGCACTATATGTAATATCACCTGCAAAGACAGCATTAGTTGGTGTTAACGCCAATCGTTGTGACCAACTAGATCCATTGTTATAGTGAAATCCCATTTGATTACTTAATGTAGAATCATTATTAATTGCCCATGATGCTGAACTATGATAAAGTTCTATCTGTGGTTGTGTTGATCCCTGACCTGTTTCCTGACCCTGACCAATTACAAGATCTGTAAAACCACCTCTAGCAACATTTGGAGTTGTACCACCTACAGCAACTCGACCTTGCTCATCAATAACTAATTCATCAGCCCCACTACCATTATAGTTAATACGAAAAGTGTCATCAGTATGAGTGTATACATACCATTGATTAGCTTGATCGTCTGTAGTTCTTAATCGTAGATATTTGTCTGCAATTATATCCCCTCTAAAAACTGTATTTTGATTACTTTCTATTCTCATAGCTTCATTGTCAGTTCCAGAAGAGTTTGTATTAAAGATTATAGCAGTACTAGCATCCTCTGTTCTAAGTCTTAATGAACCATCTGCATAAATTTGTGCTGGGTTAGAAGTTGTTGTATTTCTAAAAAATATTGTTCTTGTAGTATTTGCAGTACCATCTAATCTAAGTCCAATGCCGTCTGTTTGTATAGCTAGTTTAACACTACTAGGAGGATTAGTATCACCAATCCCCACGGTGCCGCTACTATTAATAGTTACTTTAGGACTACCACTAATGTAAAAGTCATGTTGACTTGCATCTAAACGAAACTTTTTATAAGCACTTTCAACCCTGTCGTAATTTGTAATTCTGTTTGTATCAGTTGTAACTTCTGGTTGGATTTCAATTCCAGAACCTGTACTGCTATCAACGATTGACAAATCGCCAATAGGATTAGTCGTACCAATTCCGACATTACCGCCATTGAACCAACTATTGCCATCAGTATCAATTACAACTCCGTCATTAGTAACTCCATCTTTTCTAAGTCTTAGATAACCTCTGTCTAACGCTGAACCACTCGATCCTCTGCGACCAAGCATAGCAACTTCGTAGTCATCAGAGTTGACAGTCATTCTAGCTCCATCACCATAGACTACAAGTTTATCACTAGGAGCATTTGTACCAATCCCGACATTACCACTATTTTTAACAACAAATGCGTTTGCTTGTGCGCCATGTGTGCTATTTGTTCCTGCACATCTTAATATATTTCCTGAACCTGTAGCTAAATTTGTACCCTCAACTGAAACAACTAAACCTTGATCTACATTATTATTGCCACCACCACCAGTTTGAGTAATATACGTAACAGCTTCATTAGTTGCTGAAGCAATGGTTGCCATTACTTGACCCGTTGCTCTAGCTTCAAAACCTGTATTAGCACCATCAGAAGTATTTTTAGCTACCAAAAAGTTACCAGATGTATCTATAACTAATCTATTTGCAGAAGCATCTACATCTCTTATAGTAAAACCACTATTAGCAACTCCTGGTGTACCTGCTGTTATCTGAAAGTTGTCAGCATTTGCATTACTGTGACTTAGATTTATTGCAGGAAGTCCTGAAGAACCTGTGTCGACTGTAATATTACCACTAGTTGCTACATTACCACTTGCATCTTCAAACACAGCTTTATCTGCAGGTTGTGTTACAAATACCTTTTGACTACCTGAACAATTTATCTTTGTTGTATTACCTGCAGAAGTTTGTAATACTGTATCCCTAGATAAAGTTGTACCACTAGCAGTATATGTACCTATACCCACTTCAAAGTTATTACCATCTTCAATACAGTAGTAAGTTGTATTACCATTACCTACATCTGCAAAAGTACGAAATCCATCTACAGCACCACCAAGAGTTAGTGTGCCTGTCCCGGTAGTGCTAGATGTTTCTTTTATTCGATCTTTTACAACTAAAGCCATGCTATGCTATCCTTATGATCGCATTACTCGCATCGGCTGTAGGCATTGTAATTGTAAATGTACCATTATCAGAAGATTGTGTTGAACCAAAATTAATAACACAAACAGCAGGATTATTTGTTGCTGTGTCATTATAAATGATACATCCATCTGCATCTAATGTAGCACTTGTAAATTGTGGATCTGCAAAGTCAACAAAAGCTGTCGTTCCTGATAAAGATACAGCAACACTACCTAGAGTAACTCCTCCTGTAGTATAACCATTACCATTTGCATGTTCATCGTTATTACCACCTGTTAATGAAGCTGATCCATTGTCGTAACTTGTAGTAGCAGCACCATAACTATCAGTAGGACTCTCTTTGATTAATGCTAACTTAAATGTATGTGACCCAAAATTGTGAGTGCCATTTAACAATTCTTGCTTAAATGTACTACATAAAGCCGTCGTAATTGTTCCCATTTTTTTCTCCCATTAATTATATAGAGAAAGAGGGCAAGTTTCCTCGCCCCCTCTCAAATGAATTATGCTAAGTAGTCTCTAGCGACTTCATTAGCTGCTTTTGATGAGCCTGAATCAGTACAGTCCATCATCCATGCCCAAATACGAAACTTGCCTGTAGTTACTGCACCACCTGAAAGTGTTGCAATAGTTAAGTCAATGTTGTCGTTAGCAACAGCCATTACAGGCTGAAATGCCGCAGGATTTTGAGCAACAACACCTGCTGCAGATGTACCATCAAAGCCATCTACAAATACGTCAGGATCTACCATGCCTAAATCTACAGTAAATGTAGATCCGTCACTAGCTGTATCAACCTCTATACCTGCATTAATTACCATTGTACCTTTTGGCACAGCGATAACAGGAATAACATCAGCTGCTGCTAATGCACTCCCTTTATCAGATAAGGCTGTAGCAAGATTTAGCACAGTTTGAACCATGTAAGGTTTTCTACCAGGATTGGAATCCGAACCTCTAGCAGATTGAAGTGTATTATCACCTAAAGCCATATTCAGTTCCCCCCTTACGCTACATTGTATTTAGCAGTAACAATTGCTTCAGGACGTAATATCTTACGACCATAGAGGTGCATACCTCTTACAATGTCTGCAAATGAGTCAGGATCACGATAAGTTTCTGTCTTGCTGATTTGTTCAGCAGTAGCAACAGCAGAATCATGTCCTGCAACAATCACACCATAATTTGTATTATTAGCTCCTGTACCTGAAGTACCTGCACCTGTACCTAATGATGGTAAGTTGCTAGAAACATGTACTCTAAATCCGGCAAGATTGTTTATAGTAAGTCCATTTTTAAGACCTGCTTCAGAATAATCAGCATTAATTAGCTTTGAATTTTCATCCTGTAGTAGCTCCATAAAAATTGGATCAACGACTAGCCAACGACCTTGAGTATCAACTTGCTGTTGATTCAATAGTCTTGACATTCTGTTAATGACTTGCATAGGTGTAACAGTTGTAGTTACTGCACTTGCTTGACCTGGCAAGACATTTGCTAATGGAATAGAATTGTCTCCACCATTACCTGAATTGATTGCACTAAAATCACCTTTTTTAAGTTTCATAGAGCTTAACAATTCATCATTATCAGCGGTTGCAACAGCCTTTGTTCCATTAACGACTGAGTTCACAGCATTACCAACAGCATGTTTGGATGGCTGTGAGTAGCCTGACATATATGCCAATACTTCTTGGTCATAGTTATCAGATAGTCTATATGCAGCTCTGTCAGTTGCGAGTTGCATAAAGTTTACATGACTATGAGCTTCTTCAATGTCATCCATCTTGAAAGCATAGTAGTTTGCTTTGTCGATAACGAGACTGAAGTCCTCATCGTCTAGGTCTTGTGCGGATACTTGCGTACCACGCTTATATTCACTAACCGAAATTTCCGGTTCCTTGATAATCTTTACTGTATCCCCTTGATTAGCAATTTCCCCGAAATAATCAGAATTAGTGATATCTCCAACTACAGTAGACTTACGAAAGGCAAGCTGTACTTGTTTGGAGTAAATGATCGCAGAAAAATTACCATTAGGTAAATTACCATGACCAGCTTCTTTTGGAAAAGCCATATCACATCTCCTTAATATTTGGCTCAAGAATAGCTAACACTTAGAGAGAGGTCATACTTTTAAGGTGAATACGTATATTGGCTTAATCGTATGAGTGGTTCTTCTTTTGTATTACTATTAAATAGTGGTTATCTTGCACCACCTGATATGTCATACACAAATTGTCCTGTACGAATTGCTTCCATGATTTTATCTTGGTTCTTTTCATACTCTCGTGTAGACATTTTATTTACTACCGACTCTTTAAGGTAGGATGCAGTTGCATCGGCTTGAGGTGTCGATCTTCCTCTTTTTGGTGAGACAGCCTTAGCGGCTGACAAATCAACATTTGATTTTGTTGATATTCCTTTATCTGCTTTATACAAATCAATCACTCTAGATGCTGCTTTAGCATCTGTTGCATTTTCGTATAGAGCATCCTGAATCCATTTAGGCTGATTTTCTGCCCAATCATGGAACTCATCTTTTTCTCTAATCTCTGCAAAGTCAGGATGAAGTGCTAGTAGTTCAGCTTCTGCTTTTTCTACTTTAGCTGATTCTCTCATTCCCTCTATTTCTTTGACTCTTTTATCTAAATCTTGTGATGCTTCCCTTGCTTTCTTACTTGCAATAGTCTCAACTATGCCTGCAACATCAGGGTATTTCTTTGCCCATGCATCAATTTCATCTTCTGATTTAGGTAAGACTAATTCATTCTTAGTTGCTAAATCTAATTGTTTTTTTAGTTTATCAATCTCTTCAGAAAGATTCTTCTCTTTATCAGCTAAATGTCTTCGTAGATCTCCATATCGCTTTTTAAATGTCTGTTCTTCCTTACTAAGGCTCTCATCTTTGCTGTCAGTTTCAGGAACTTCTGAACTCGTGACCTTTTCAGTTGTTTCTGAAACCCCATCTCCTTGTGCTTGAGAAGACAGTTGTTCCAATTCTTTTTCAGCTTGTTCTATCCTTTCCTTATTTTTATTTTTTGGTCTAGGATTTACATATCCTGCGGTTTTTGGTTTTTCTACTTCTGCTAATTCTGGCATTATTTCCTCCTATAGGGTCTATATATTAGAGTAGCTATATTGGTTACTTCTTCTTTGTGGTTCTTTTTCTTTTCTTTGCAAGTCCACCCTTGTTTCCTCCGAACTTTCCTGCGGCTAATGACGTAGTATCTTGACCTGCCATTCCTGCTTGTTCTGTTGATCTTCTATCATCGTCTTCAGACATACCTTGTGCTGATCTACTTATAGCAGTTGTTCCTGCTGAATCTTTTGTAGTAGCAGTACCTGAATAAACAGCAGATGATTGTCGTTTTTCATATCCAGGTTCATCTTTTTCACGTTCTTCTATTTCAAAATTACTTGCATATGTTTTATCTTCTTCACTTCTTGCTGGTTTACTTGCTGCTTCTTGTGTCTCTTTACTTGTCTCAAGTGTCGGTATAGGCATGATTGTTTTGTTAATATCTGTTTCAATATCTATAGTTTCACCACCTATTAATGTAGGATCAAAAGTATTTGACTCATACGTACCTTTTTCAGGATTCCACGCAATAGTTCTACCACCTATATTAAATGCATCCTGAATCATTCCACCAGGATTCATTTTTAGTATACCTGTTAGTGTAGCTATCTGAGCTTCTGAAAGATCTTCTCCTGTCTTAGGATCTTTACGACCCTCTAAAAGTTCCATAGCTCTACCTACAATATGCTTATGATTAAGTTTAACAATAGGTTTAGTTATACCTTTTAGTATGCCACCTATTAATGTATCCTCTGTGCCATCATAAAATTTAGTCATATCACCAAAATAGTCAGTCATCTTGTCCATGTTCCAACCTTTGATAAAATCATCTTCTTGTGGCTCTCTTCTTCCATCATCATCATCTGGTTGTGGTTCAGGCTCACCCTCTACTTTAGTTTCTGTTTCAGTAGGTCTAGTTTCTCCACCCTTATACTTATCATATTCAGCTTGTCCGATACGATCTATAACAAGTTTTTCTTCACTAGGATTCAACGATATCTCACTACATCCTTTTACGATATTAAGACCTGCATCACTCGTTATGTCTACATAGTTAACACCATCTACTTCTGTAGAACCTGCTGTAATTGGAACACGATTGCCTGATACTAGCACTTCTTTCTGTTTACAGCCTGGTGCTATAAAACGAGCCATTGAGGGTCGACCCGTGTTACTACCTCTATTGGGATTACTAAAATAAGCATCTGTATTTGAAAAGTCTAATTTTGGTGTAGTAGTCTGCCCTGATACACCTGTAAAAACTCCCTTATTAGCATATATAACACCACCTCTGTTCATCATAGGCATAGGCTGTTGAGGTGCAGATTCTCTAGTTTGTAATTCAGATATGTCAAATGGCAAAGCTTGAGGTGTTTGTTCTTGTGGTATAGGCTCTCCACCTATCCTACCTCTAGCATTCATATCTGCTAATCCCATCTTAGCTTCTTGTACTGTTGCTTCATAAAACTTTAATCCATGAAATTGTACAGCATCTGCTGGTATCACATACTCACCCTCACTCAATTGAGCAGGTATATCATCACGAACTTCTTTAGCTAATGATCCGGGAGGTACTTCATTACCACTTACAGGATCACGAGTCATGCCATCATCTTGCATTCCCCCTTGTTGCATTAGCATATTCATTTGTTCATCTTGTGTTGCCATTTTCTGTTCCTTGTTCTTGTGCTATAGACCCAACTAAACTTGCTCCCCCTACTCCCATTGATAAACCGGGAATTGAATATAGGGATTGCCCATTTTCTATTGACTTTTTCATTTTTGGTGTAATTTTAATTGCGACATGCATAGGTTCTTTATTTATAATAGATCTTACATCAGATGAATCGCCTGTATATACACCTAATGTTTTTTCTAATTTAATTATATTATTATCTGTTTTATTTAAAATTTTGTTAATTTTTTCTCTAAAAGGATGATTTAAGTCAAAACTTGTTCTATTTCTTCTTTCACCCTCACTCATAGGCTTGTCAAATATTTGTGACCATTCTTTTAACTGTTGATATCTTTCAGTTATCTGATCCCCTATACTGCCAGGATCAAGCATTATACTACCATCATCACTAGCTTCAAACCCTACTCTATTTTTTGAAGAAGGAGTTTCCATCATCTGAGGATCTATAACGAAACCTCTTCCATAAGCACCTGGCATAGGTAAAGTAGGCAATTTTCCACCAGATGCTTTTGTTATATAAGATCTTTGTCCAAAAACATTACTTAAAGTACTAGCTTCTCTATTTAAAAAAAATACAATCTTAGGAAAAATTTGATCTTGAAAACCTTTTCTTGAGTCTGACGTTTCCAATAAATCTAAGCCTTTTTCTCTCGTTTCTTTTAGTAATAAATCCTGAATTTCATACAAAGCTTTTAATTTTATGTTAGGCAATTTCATTCTAACTCTAAAATCTCTCTCATTGTATAAATCTTCAAATGTAGATTCTTTTAATGTTCCAGATGGGTTATCTATATCTAAAGTAGGTGAACTAATGGAACTAACTGTCTTCATACGTATTCCCTCTAGTTTAGCATCTGGATCTAACTCTTTTGCAGTATTTAAAAATGTAGTTTGTAAATCTTTATATGCTTGTAGCATACCTACTCCTGCTTGCTTCCATCTCCTATGTACATATTCAGGAGCAGTAAGCACAACGTAATCTTTATTCTCATCAACTGCCATTGTAAATAATCTTTTAAACATCAACTTATGTGGTTTACTGCTATCTCCAGGAGATCCGACAAAAGGAATATTAGGAGCAATTGTTCCAAAACGATCATTTTGTCCATACCCCAATCCTCTCTGTCCAAATGGAGACTTTTCTAACATGTTTGTAATTTCTCTAGTTTTTAGTGAACCCCCTTGTAATTTCTCAAGGTCAACACCATACAATAATTCCTCTTCTGCTCTAGCTATCTTAAATAATTCTTTTAATTTTTTAGGAGTACCTACATGCATACCCTGTTGTCTAAGATACTGTTGAGGGTCACTTTGCATTTCTCCAATTACAATAGCATCTCCTCCCTTATATTTAGAATCAACTATTAATGAATGAGTAATTTCAGTTACATCTTTTGGAAGAGATCCTCCAAAATGTGAACCTGGATATAAATCTCTATAAATTCCAGACGGAGTTCTAGCAAAAGCTGGAGATGCCATACTTTGTGATGAAGCAATTTTATCATAGACTCTTTTTCTAATGTCTATTTCTTTCTGTAATCTTTCTACTTCATTCTGTTTTTTTTCCGTAAAAGGTAGAGGAGTTAAATCTTTTAATTCTCTTTCTATTGCCTTTGTTTCTGCCTCATAATCCTTTAATGTTTTTTCTATGAGTTCTGCACTTGCATCTGTGTACATAGGTGCTGACCCTCTAGGTCGAACTGTAGAACCATAACTTTGTTGTCCTTTTGCTTTTCTAGCTATTTCTTTTGGTTGTGTGTAATCTGTATAAGTACCCAATACTATTTCTCTAGGATTGTCTTGAGCTTCTGTTCGCCAAGAAGATATGTGATTATGTATGAACTTAGCTTTACCAATTTCTTTTGGAAGCAACTTTTCATCAAATTGATCAGAATACCCACTTAATCGTTGATATTCAGTTATCGCATCTATAAGTTTATGTCCAACAGACATATCGCCATCTTTGCTTCTTATATTGTTTGATAGTCTTAAATATCCTCTCTCTATAAAATCATCTCTAGCCATAGCCTTGAGAATTTCTTTTCTTCTCGTACCCTCGCCACCCATTGTAACACCTTCAGAATCTATAAAATTTCTTTTATAATATATATCCATAAGTATATCTTTATCCCATTTAGTCATGTATGAAGTATTTCCATGCACTTTTAAATCTAACTCATTATTACTTGCTTTTTTAGATATGTTTTCTAGTCTTCTTGTGATACTTCTAGTTAACCTGTGAAAGTCTTGTTCATAAGCTTTTTGGTCATTTGTTTTAATGCCACTCAGAACAGTATTTTCAGGTTGCATTAGCCAATATTTTGAAAGTCCATCTGTATGTCCATAATATGTAACTAATCCCAACTCATTGTCAGATGGAAAATTTTTATCAATTGGAATACTTAAAGTATTACTTCCTGTAAGCATATTTTTTGTATAGTAGTGTGGATTATCTAAAGCAAGCCAATGCAGACCTGTAATTAAAAAATCATTTAAATTAATTTCTGTTACGTATGGAGTTGCAGTTCTTCCAGGTGCAGCTATCTCCAAATTATCAAGCCTTGCTTGTCGTATTTTTTCTTGAAATTCATTCAATCTTTGATCTCTAAATTGTATAAAACTAGGATCATTTTTAGCTTGAGAAAGTTGTTCTAGTGTATAAGCCTTTCTATTGTGACCTTTTCCTTTAGTAAATTCACCAATTACTTTTTCTTTTACATCATTTACTTTTTTTGTGTCTGACAGAAAAGCTATGTCAGCAGCAGATAATTTTGATCCACCATAATTGTAAAAAGCTAAACCATTAATATCAGGGTCAATAGCTTGTGGTAATTTTCCATAACTACTTGGTAAACCTGCTGAATATAATAACGTATTATAACTATCTAAAATACTTTTAAAAGCTCTTCTAAATGCTGGAAAACTACTAAATAACAGAACCTCTTCTTTTATGTTTAAAGCACTTGTTTTTCCTTTTTCGTTAAATTTAGATGGTTTAATAAGAATATCACCATAGTCTTCCCACAATTTTTTCCAAGTTCTTAAATATATTGTTTTAGTTGGTGTTATTGGATCATTTTTAATGTTTTCTAAAAATCTATTTGTAAAATTATCTATTAAAGACATTTTTGTAAATCTTGAATTAATATTTCGTTCTCTAGGATCTAATACATTCAACTCATTTTTACTAGGATAAAGACCATCCTCTATGCCACCATATACATTTAACATTTTAGTATTTTTGTCTCTAGCTCTTCTTAGCTTAACAGGATCTGAAATATTAAAATATTTAGCAGTATGAACAGCGTAAGGAGTTAATTGTGTATCAACATTAATGCCTCTATCATTTAGGGATTTAAAATAATTAGATATATTACTATTATCTATCTTAAAACCAACAGATTTTCTTTTAATTTCAGGATGCATAAAATAAGCAAAATCGGTTGATGAAGCCATATCCATTCTTGTTGAATCAACATCATCCACAAGGTTAGGAAAGTTTCCTCTAGTATAATCTGGACTAAGACTTTGATATATTCCCTCTCTTCTTAAAGGTATAAATATGTCTTCCAAAAACAATTTAAAATCTTTAAATTCAGGCATATGTATTTCAGGATTCATATTCATATTCTCTAAATTTTCAGGTTTAAAAACTTTTGGAAGTTGATCTTTATGTTCAAAGCGAAAGTCTTTATGATCTACAAATTCTCTAAGCGTACTTCCTTTATAACGATTATATGAACTTATATCAACTTGATTTGGATGTAATGCACCCCCTGAATGATCTCCAACCGGGTTAAAAGGCTCAAATTTATAATTCTTTTCAAATTCAGTTTCTGTACCTGGTGGTAAGTAGTCTTTCATTTTATCAGGATGTACTAATGATTTTTGAAAAATAGGAAAAGGTCTATCTTTGATCAGTTCTTGTAATTCTTCAAGTGTAATTCTTTTAGCTTTATCACTTTCCAAATATCCTGTTAATCCCATATATTCCAATTCTTCTTTCTTTAATCCAAACTTATCTGCTTCTTTTAGAATATACTGCCCACTATGAAAATTTGGATTTTCTAATTGTTTTTTAGGAATAGATATATTAGGATCATTAACAGCATTCATAATCCCTAATAAAGATGGAGAATACAACTTCATAACAGGATCTTGAATATCTGTAGGTTCTATTACTTTTGTTCCATCTTTACTTTTAAATTTTAAAGTTAAATTACCAAAAGTAGAACCTAACGTATTTTCAGCCAATTCAATTTTTGGTATTTCAAATGTAGGAAAAGGATCTATCTTAGGCATACCTTTAAATTGATCAATGCCTTTTTTAACACCTGTTATGGCTAAATCACCTACTGCTGTTCCTCCAAAACCAAATACTCCACCAACTCCTATTGACAGTAATTGATTAGTAATATCTCTCTGACTTAATTCTCCTGCTTTGATTCCTATTGTCTGTCTATGAAATTCATCTAATCCCATATAAGCAGCACCCTCTGCTGAACCCACTGCATACATAGGAAATCTTTTTTTTATATTACCTAAAAGACTTTGCTTTACTGCTTCAGTTGTTAACTTCTTACCAAATAAACCTTTTGCTGTTTGATACAAAGCACCTAACCCCATATAAGTAAAAGGATCAGTAGCTACACCTTTTGCAAATCTGCCCCAACCTTTTTTAGTAAAATTAGGTAGCTTATCATATATGTCTAACATACTATAAAGTGAAAAAGCTACATCAGGATCGTCAATCGCCACATCTCCTGCTGCCATCCCTAGTTCAAGTAAATTATAGTTTAACTGTCCAATATGTTCTATGCCCCATTGTGCAAATTCTCTATCTGTCTTAGGATCAATGGCACTTGTATCAAGAAGATCACCTTCCCAAGTTTTTGGATCTAAATAATCACCTTTAGGTATTTTATTTTTAACACTAGCATTATATAATGTTTTACTATATTCTGCCCATCTTTGCCCTATCTGATTTTCCTGATTTAAAAATACATCATCGCCTTGATCTTTAATTACAGATTCAAATGCAATCTTTTGTGCATCTTTTTCAAAGGGAATTGTAGTATCACCTGGATTATAATTAGATGTTGCAAGAGCATCAAAATTGCCCTCTATTAAATTAATATTATCATCTTCTTTAGCAATTAAATCTCTCCAAAAGGAGTCTTTTTTGGCTCTATCAGCAATGTTGAAAGCATAATCTCTGTCAAATCCTAAATTAATAACTTGATTAGCAATTTGATTAACATACTTATTCTTATTGTAATTAAAAGATCCTATAGCCTCTCTCTGTAAATCAGAAACACTATCTTCTTTTTCAAAAGCTGTTAACATTTGATTATCTAATGTTGCCATAAATCTCATCTCTTAATGCTCTTAAACGCTTTAGTGCAGAAATTGCACCTTGCGTTCTATATACAATAATATCAGTGTCAGCTTGCTCTAGATTTCTATGTTGATTACTAATTAAATAATCTAGATAATTACTGAACTGTTCCCATTGCTCCCGGTTGTTGACCAAGCCCTTGAGGTTCTGTAGGTGCAGTTCCTTGTTGTTGTTGTGCATTTCCTGTAAATCCTTGTTCTCCCGGAGTTGGTGCTTGTCCTGTACCTATTGTACCCCCACCTGCTCCTGTTGGATCATTAGGGCTAGCACCTGCCACACCTTGCTCTTCAGGTAATGGTGGCATATTCTCCTGTTGAAATTTCTTTAAAATATCTGCTTGAATTGCAGCATCTTGTAAACTGTTTGTGATCTTGTCTGGATCTAAATCCATTGCTTTTGCAATTTCACGTATAATATAATCCATCTTAGCAAATGGAGCTAATACAGGATTACTTGCTACTTGTAAGAATTGCATCAATCTTTGACTACGTACTTCATTAGCCATTAAACTTTCTGTGCCTTGTGCTTTGACTTCAAGATCACCTCTAATTGATTCATCAAAGTCAAACTGCATATTAAAACTAAAAAAGGCTTTACCTAATGGTGCAATAAGATAATCATCTATATTCTTTACGACACTTCTAATTGATCCATTAGCTGCTGACATTAACATACTTATACCTGAAGCAGTTCTACCTACACCTTGTATACCTGTCTGCCCATGAGCAAATGATGGAAAGCCTGAACTTTCATCTGCTAACACTCTAGCTTTATCAAACAACTGCATATTCTCTTGCGCTACATTAGGAAATTTAGTTCCAAATATTGCCTGACCAGGTGCGCCACCTTGTCTTCTAAATACTTTACCCGGATATACAGATAAATCTTGACCTGGTGTTAAATTAGTTTCATCTACTTCTATAATAAGATTACCTGACAATGCTGCATTATCAATTGCCATTCTCATAAAACCATTCATTAGCGTCTGTGTATCATCCATATTTTCAGCAATACCTATACCAAAAAATGAATATGGATTATGTTCATATGGCACAGCATAGTATGGTATACGCACAGGCTTAAATGGATTAAGCACAAGTCTTAATATCTGATTATTACATATCCATGCATTAACACTTACTTGATCTAACTCTTTTAATTGTTTAGGGATCGTAACTCCGTTTTCTTCTAATATACTTGTATCTACGTATCCCCAAAACTCTAGTACTTCTAATCTGTCAGGACTATAGTTTGCACTATTATCCTCCATGCTTTCTTCCCAATACTTACGTGTATAAGTATCTCCCATTTCAATTGCCATTTCAATAGCATCATTGTCAAAGTATGGACGAGACTTCAATGACCTTAGTTGTGTTTTTGAAAGCTTATGTCGTTCAACTATGTATTCAGCATCGTCCATACTGTTAGCATCTGGATCAGGATAAAAGTTCCAGATGGACACATGTTCAGTAGTAGGTACTGTTTTAATTAACGGATCATATTCTCCATCTTCTGACCAATTTGGATATTCTTTATCTTTAGCGAGCGGGCCTTTCATAATGCCTGTACCAAATAAAGCCATCTCAAATGCTAATGATCTTAGTTGTTTATTAGCACCTGACTCTTCAAGTTGATCAAATATCTTCTTTTCCATTTTTTTAGCAGCTACCATCGCCGGATGGAATGTAACACTTTTCTGTGTTTTACCTGCACCCTCAATTACTTTTTCTGAAACTGATCCTAATTTTTTTTCTAGCGGGCCTAATCTATTCTGTAAGTCTTCTAAAGTTTCACCTGGTTGTAGTTTATTCTCTTCTGAATCAAACAAGTATGGTATATTAGTTTGCTCTTCAAAAGTATCTTTTATTTCATCCATGCTAGATGTAACATTTGGATCTGTATTTAAATGAACAGATTCAGCTACACCATCTGGTAATATAGTAGGATTGATGCTCAAAGGAAATTTAGAACTTCCAAATAATACTTCTATGATTTGTCCATATGCTGCTAATGTTTTAGTTTTAGTTACTTTTACAAATACACGAGATTTTTCTGTTTCTGTAAACTGAACATCATTGCCATATATACCTCTATAGTTTTTATAAGCTTTTAAGAATCTCTGTTCATCATTTAATCTAGCATCTTCTGCTCTTTTAAATCTTGATTCTATAAATGCAATAACTTGATTTACATCATTAGCTTCAATACCCTGATCGCCTGTAGTGTCTATTACAGCTACATCATCAGTCTCAAACATCATTTCATTATCTTTATCTGCCATATTTAATATCCAAAATTAGGGTCTGCAACTTGAAATCCTTGATTCTGTGTTAACGGATCAAAATCAAATAAGTTACTTCTAGGTCTAGTCATAACACCATAACGCAATGCATCATATAAGTGATCTTCTGCATTTGTGTCTACATCTTCAGGGTTCTTCTTATCAAGTGGTAACGCTGGTAATTGTGAAATAATATTAGTGCAAGTGTTAAAAAATACTAATCTTGGTTCTTCTGTAAAATCATCTACTTGTAAACGTCTATGTATTTCATTTTTACCTGATACCCTACTTCCTTTACTTCTATCTGATGGTCTCCATCTACATCCACGCATAATCATTTGTTCTGCTAACGACGGGCCAGGATCTCCACGCTTATGCCACAAACTAGAGTCTAATACTCCATAAAGAATAGTACCATCTTCTTGTTCTAAATCTAAAATCATATCAGCCAAATCGGTAGCTAATACTTTCTTTACGTATAATTCTCTATATACTACTAACTGATCACTAGGACTTATAGCAAACCACAATATGCCACTGTAGCTTCCATACCCATAGTCACATGCCCTAAATCTTTTCCAAGTTTTCGGTATAGAGAATGGATCAACGACATGAATATCTCTATTAAATTCTGAAAAGGCTGAACCCTCACTAACATCCCAATCTCCCTCTAGTAGTTGTTTTCTCTGATGTTCAGGTAAAGACAATAGCATTGTTTCGTATTCACCTGATTCAGCTAAATAGGGATTATCAAATAATCTAGCTGGTATAAACCTACGTTTAAATAATGGTTGACCCTCTTTACTGTGTCCTTTAGGATACGAAAGTTTATCACCTGTTTCTATATCTGTTGCCCAAAACGACTTATTATATGGAGATGGATCAATAAACATTTTCTTGACCCATTGATGTCCTATACCACCTGGATTTGTAGTGGCTCTCATAAAGATAGGCAAGTCAGGACTAGCAGTACGTAAACGTGAACGTAAATAATTCCATGCGAAAGGTGTAGACCATTGTGTAAGCTCATCAAATCCAATCCAACTAAATGCTAAACCTTGATATCTTAGTACATCTTCTTCTCTGTCTAAATATGAAAACCATAATCTGCCCCCTGATGGAGCTACCCATTGCATCTTTCGTTCTGACCATTTTATATTAGGTATAACTTTCGGATACAGTTCTTGTGATTTCCAAACTAGTTCTCTTAATTCTTCAGTTGTATGTCTAACTAACAATCCCGAAAACTGAGGATGCATAATATAACGTAATGGATCAGCCAACATTGCATACGACTTCCCACCTCCTGCAGAACCGCCATATAAAACTTCTCTTTCACTAGATGCTAGAAACTCTGTCTGTGGACCGGGATTAGGTTTAAATATAACCTGTCTACCCTCGTATGGATCAGACTTTATTTCAGGAACTTCAACTTCTTCAATCTGTGGCTTTACTTGCACCGACTCTTTCGGTTTCGATTTTTTCTGCCGCCTTGATGACTTCTTCGTACCTTTTGGCATACTGACGTTTAATTGAAGCTGCTTTCTTACGTCTTCGTTCATCTTGTACTCGTTTTCTTAATCCTACATGAGATATATATCTGCCTGTTTGTTTCGATAACCAATTTGATATTTCTCTGTAACTATACTGCCCTAGATACTTTTTAGCTTTTTCTAATGCATCTAATTCACTTTTAATAGGTCTAAGAATATTAGGATCTTCAGGATCTTCTACATAACCAAATGGTATTGTTCTTGCCATTTTAGGAATAGGCAACCATTGATTTGTGTACCCTTTTATATCAGGCTGTGGTAAATCCCAATAACCTATACTTTCTGTTTTCATCTTCTCTTAGTTTTAGTTTTTGGTTGCATTCTAACATTTCTTCTTTTAGCTACAACTCGCAGATTTTTCTTTGAATTATTTAATGGATTCATATCTTTATGATCTACGTGTTTACCATCACCTTTTGTAACTAAACCTGCTTTTTCAAAAGCTCTTCTTGCTTTATTACGAGATGCTCTTTTCTTTTTTTGTAAAGGTGTCTCGTGATATTGCTTGTATTCTTTTTTATAGTTACGTTTGCGTTGCATCTGAATCTTTAGGTGGTAATATAAACAAACCTGTAGATGAAGTCACTTCCATCTTTTCAGTTTTAGCATGACCTGTTCTATCTAATAAATCTTTAGCTGCAACCATCTTTTCTTTAATACCTAACTCTGTAGGATCATCTAAGACATTAGCCATTGAAAATGCAGCTTTAGGAGCAACACGAGCTAAGTATTCTCTAGTCGCTTCATTGATCTCATCTTTTAAACTGCGAACAACTTCAGACGATGATGTACCATCTGAATAGCCTGCTAATTTTTTAGCTTGAACAATACTGCCTTGTGCTTTATCAAATAAAACATCTAAGAACAATCTTTGCTTTTGTGTCAACTCTCTTGGCATTATATCTCCATCTTATCTGGCTGTTCTGTTCCCGGTATTACCTGACAAAATGGTTTTGCTTGATGTACCTGTGGATATGTAACAGCCTTATTTGCTTTTTCAATAGCACTTTCAAAACACTTCTCTTTACTTGTATGCAACTCATTACCTGTTATTACCATACAAGACTGTGCATTCATACTAGCACACAGTATCATTATAGACATCCACATCAGATTAACTCAAAATGCGGGGCATCTATGAACGGCCGTCTGCCCTCTGACCGGCGTAAATCAATATACTGATTCATCAAATCTTCAGCACTACCATCCCATTCATTTAGAGGTTTATGCCATGCTGCTCCCCATCGAATAGGTTTACCCTCTTTAATTGCTGCATCTTTCATAGCGTCAGCTATATCATCATACAGATTCAACTCCCACGACACACGTCCCGAAATATAAGCGACTAAATCGACTGCGTGACTTGTGCCTGTAGACTCTTGTGGCAAATGGCGAGAGTTCATTGTTTGTGACGCACCCTTTTTGACTAGTTCAGCTTGCTCACTTTTCGTCCGCAAACCGCAGGTGACTCCAAAATCAATTTTTGTCGTTTTTATTGCGGCTTTTACGATATTCACTAATGATTCGTTTACGCCGTTCAATCTCTCTAAACTTCTTGTACTTAATGTATAACTCATTTCTCATCTCTTTTCTTCTAATGTAGTCACTCTTATATCTTAAACTGTCTAATGGATACCTCCTGTCACCTATGTAGTTTTGGACGTATCTTATGTATATCACCTTTTCTTCATTCCAAAAAACTTACTGACAGATCGAATCCCAAACGATGCGGCCACAATCGCCCCTAAACTTATCTGATACCAATCCGGCATATTCTGCAATGCAATAAACCCATCAGTCACGATCTGTCTTCCCCAATCACCACAGAAACATAGAATCAGCGGGAGAGAGAACAAAATTGTTAGCCATTCGTCTTTCCAACTGCTTTGTGTAGCACGTATAGCAGCAAGCTCCCAATCAATCTCACCTGTTGCTTCTTTCATGCGTATCTGTGCTTCAGCTTTTTGCACAGCCGTCTTCCCATCTATGTAACTTGTAGCGAGTCCACCTAGTGAACCTAATATTGTTGTAATACTACCTAGCAATTCCACTTCCTCAACGATTTGTTAATTCTAGAGTTAGGATCTCTAGCTGTCTTTGCAGAAGTTAACTTTGCTTTCATGCCTTTCATCCTAGAACAAAAAGACTTTCTTCTTTTAGCAGCTTTAGAACCTTTCTTTAACTTAGATGGTTTAGTAGTTACTGCTGTTTTTAACTTAGATCCAGGATTAGCTCTTCTATAGGATGCAACTCCTTTTGCATTGAGTCCACCACTTTTAGATTTTCCTTCTTTTCTTTGCCATGCGGGTGATTTAGCCATTATCTATATGCTCTCGTTTTTTTCGCAATTTTTTTAGGTTGCTTTACAAATTGTTTACCTTGTCTATTGCCTTTAGCTTTAGCTCTATTAGTAGCCGCCTTTTCTGACGCACTTAATGCTTTCCAAGCAGCATCAGGGAGATATCTTCTTTTACCCTTTGATGGTTTACCTGAAGATGTTCTCCACTTTTGCTTGCCCCAATCTTTAAGACTTTTTTGACTTTTTGCGAGTGCCATTAGTTGCTACGATTGCGATTGTTACGCACCCTTTCTTGTCATTTTTTTTTTCATAGCACCACCTTTAGCCATGCCTTTTTTCTTTTTAGCCATTCCACCTTTAGCCATATAACCCATTTTATTTCTTACAGCTTTAGGTAGTTTCTTTAGACCTTTTTGATCATCTGATGGTTTCTTCATAGCTCCACCTTTAGCGTAGCCTTTTTTCTTCATCATTGCACCACCTTTAGCGTAGCCCTTTTTCTTTTTCATCATCATTCTATTTGTCCTCCGAATATAGATTGTTAAAAGTTACTTCAGGATCAAGATAACTATTATGTATCTCTGCTGAATGTATATATTGACTAGGCTTAAAATCAGGTACACCCTCGCCTGTCTCCCATAATGCAGGACTTGTTGTCCTGACTCTGTTATTAGGCAACGCAACTATGTTACCTGTCCACTTATCTGCATCTGTCAATTGAATTACATGACTTTGTTTATGTTGTGCTGGATCATCAGCGATATCATTTTCAGTATAATCTACAGTAAATAAGTATTTGCCTTTGTAGAACTCGCCATCTATTTTACATAGATAAGGACTAGAACTAGCTCTATCGAACTTAATTACTGAATGATGATGTGAACTGCAATCCCACGGCTGAGCTAAATGTGTATCCATTCTCTCCGGCCATTGTTCCAATCTTTCATCAGCAACAAGTGCTGTGATTGGCATTCTTGCCCACATTGCTCCACCATGAATATTTTGTGAATCATCAAAGTCGCTTTCACATCCTGTAAATACTACCTGAAAACTTAGGCATCTGTCAGGTATTGTATTGATTGCAATTGCCATTGCATGTAAAAACTCTCCATGATATTGTTCATGGTTACACGTATATTCTCTCCTCACCCAACATTTAAAGTGAGGTATGTTACTTACTAAGTACGACATTAAGACTTATAGCCACCACCTTTTGCTTTATACTGTTTGGCTAACATCTGTGCTTTACGTGCAGACCATTGTCCGGGTCTACCACCTTTACTGCCTGCTTTTATTCTATTAAATAAACTTTTACGCATTGAGGGTTTAGTATAATTCTTAGCTGCATTTACTGCCATAACTTACTCCTTTGCACATTTACCATTATCTCTACATTCATCTTTAGTAGGACAATGAGGACAAGGTACAGGATAAAAATAAATCATACTTTACTCCTTTAAACATCTTTTGTGCTTTTCGCACTCTTTATAAGTTCTACATACTGAACAAGGTATAATCATTTATATCTCCTAATAATTTAAAATGGCTACTCGCACACCGAAAAGTAGCCACTATACTCCTACTGTATGACAACCACTCACAGCGATTGCAATGTATATACATAAAGCTATGATAATCAATTTACCATAATCTAAATCCCATTTTGTTCCCTCGCCTTTATTAGCAAAGAATGACATAACTCTTCCCCACATTATTTTTTACTCCTATTAACTGTTCGTTTTTTAGGTTTAGCTTTTCTAGATTGTTTATATCTACGAATAATAGCACCACCTTTAGCAAATTTTGTTGGCTTCAGTATAGTAGCCAATCTATTTAGAAATTCATCTAGATCTTTCTCACCATACTTTTTGCCATAGTTAGTAAGTAAAGCAGTAGCAGACACTTTTGGATCTTTACGTTGTAGTATATCTATGATTCTAGCTTCTGTCTTAGCTCGTGTCATTGTTGGCATTATATATTCTCCCTTTGCTCTACTTTAGATGAAACCTCAACTCGTGATCTTCCACCATTAACGTATAAACCAAACCAAGCGGCACCTGCACCTACAACTACAGATACGAAACCTGCTTGGGCATTGTTTGGCTCTGCGAGATTCATAAACCAATTGCACGTTTGATAAAATACAACCATATACGACAGGATCAATGCTCTAGGCACGATTCTCCATGAGTCTAATCGTTCAGGTGTTATCATAACTACAGTATCCTCGTGGTACATGAGGGTCTAATACATCCGATGCACTCAGATGACCCTCTAAATACATAGCTCTTTCTACATGATCTAGGCTATATTTAACACCTGTATTCATTTCTATTGCTTTTTGTACATAAAATACATCAGATACAGGTATATGCATCTTTTTTAACTTACTAATGCCCTTTTTAGATAGAAGCACATTGTAGTATTCGTCTAGTACAGACGTATAGTTATATAGTTTTACAGATTTCTTTCGCATTGTCAAGCATTATTTTCAATATATTGTACATTTATTGCATTTTAATGTACATTTAGGTGTATTAATAAAGTTTTTTTGAATCATTCTTAACTGTAACACCCTTAATGGGTAGTTTTACACATTATATTTAAGTTGTCAACCCCTAAAATGCAAGAAACACCATTATTTTTATATTGTGATCCTAGTACAATGTGTTATTTGTGCAACAAAAGTGGTTAACACCCATTTTTCCTGATCTGTGTAGGGTTTTGTGAACGCTAACGCCCCACCCGGTAGTGGCTCTTGCCCCTCCGTGCGAGCCGGAATTGCCGTGAGTCAAATTGAGTGATTCATTTTTATAAATGCATAAAAGTATAATTATTAAAGTATAAAGATAAATTGAAACATAATAATATTAAACACTTAAATGATTTTATAAACTGACTAATAATCTGTTGCACCAAAAACCAACATCAAAAAAAGCATACCTATGCAAACAATTTGCATACTACCACCAAATGTCTACAACTATTGTTGTCTCAATCCTGACTTGCCATATGGTATGTCACAATATTATGTTTCATTTCTGACTTGCCATATGGTATGTCACAATAAATTATTTTCAATTAAATGCATTAATAATGTTTACATTTATTAAAATCTGATGTATAAAATAGTTAAGGCAAATAATTGTCTTATTTAAATTAAATCATTTATAAGAGGATAAAATGACAAACACAGCAACAAAAACAGAAAATACTACTCAAGTAATTAAATTAGCTTCAATTGATAATGGTAAATTTATTTTTAATAAAACTAATAGAAAACCATTTGAAGTAATTGCAAATAGAGCAAACAGAATTGTTTCATCTATTAACACAATTGATAATAAATCAAATCTAGCAAGATCACAGAAAGAGTATGATTTATTTTTAGCAGATACTGAGCTAATGCAATCTGATTTTAATGTGTACACTACAGCAAGTAAAACAACTAATAAAAATAATAATAGCCATAATAAAAAAGCTAGTGTCAAAAGTGTACCTACTAAAATGCAAAGTGAATTGCGTAAAACTTTTTGTAATAAAGAGACGCTTGCATATTTAGAGCAATATGGATCTTATATAAGAGCAATTGGAAATTTGATCAGATATAATGATGCTAAAAAAATCAATTCAATGGTCAAAGTAAATGGATTGTCTTATGATGCTAAGACAAAAGCTTTTTCACTTTTATCAAATGGTCATGTTGTAAATTATAAAACTGTTTACACATATTGCGGAATACAAGTTGATCACAAGAATGAAACCGCTAAAGTGACTAAGAAAAATGGTCATATTCAAGGTAAATCAAATAGTAAATCAAAAAGTAAATCTAATGATAAAAAATCAGATGATAATGTTATATCATTTGACGCTTTATCAAAATTGACACTTGATCAATTAAGAGAAAAGGCAATTGATATTTTTGCAATATTTGGTGCAAGTTTTGAGAATAAAAAAGCAGATACTCAAAAAGAATTAAATAAAGCTTGCTCAATTACAATTGAAACAATTAACGAATTAAAATTGTTAAATGAGAAAAATAAAAAATAATCTCAATTACATAATTTAAAATTAGGCTTGCATTCGTGCGAGCCTTTTTTTATGCCTAAAAGTTTTTTGACAAAAAAACCTATCATCAACAAGGTGGGTGCGTGGGTGGGTGCGTGAGTAAATGGGTGCGTGGGTGCATCTATTGACAATATGCACCAAATATGCTAATCTGTTTATGTAAGCACAATAGTGTTTACCCACAATCAACAACTAGAGTTGCCATATGGCAAGTCACAAAAAAAGAGGATCAAATGGAATTTACAATTAAACAAGCTTGGGCTGATGTTGGTGGATTATCTAAGCCATCTAAAATGCCTAGTCATGGCTACTCATTGAGTGCTTTCATGTGCAAGGTAGGTAGCAAGTTAAGAGAGGTCAAAGGATCATCTTGTGCAGACTGTTATGCTAGAAAAGGTCGATACGTATTTCCTAACGTACAGAAAGCATTAGACAATCGTATGTATCAACTACAAAACAATCCTAATTGGGTACGAGCAATGATTTTTCTGATACTACACTATTGCAAAAAGTCTAAAGTGTTCAGGTGGCACGATAGTGGGGATTTACAAAGTGTAGAACATCTTTGCATGATTGTTGAGATAGCTAGAGCCACACCTGATGTCAAACATTGGCTACCTACACAAGAGGGGTCGATGGTCAAACAGTACAAGAATTTATATGGTGAGTTTCCTGACAATTTGATTGTGCGTATGAGTGCGTCAATGGTCAATGGTGTGCCACCAAAACATCATACACATACAAGCACAGTAGCAACAGACAAAAGTTTGGCTATTGGTCATATGTGTCCTAGTTCGTTACAAGGCAACAAGTGTGGCGATTGTAGAATGTGTTGGGATAAGAATGTTCCTAACATTACATACCTAAAGCATTGAGAGGAGTTGACATGAAATTTAAAGTGACATATTTTGATGAAATTGAAGCAACAGATGAGGTGGAAGCAAAAGAATTTCTGTTGCAACATTTAGAAAGAGATGTTGAATTTCAAGACGTTTCTTGTTTTGAAATATCTAAAGTAAATTGGGTATCAAATACAGTAAGGTTGATTAAAAGAAAGGAGTTAAAATGAGACAAGCAAAAACACGTATTCACGTTAATCAACACATAATACGATCAAATGCCAAGACAGGTGCAAACGATCCTGTCCTGACAATTAAAAAGGGTAAGACCAATAGATATGCCCACAAGGTAAGGATTATGGGAGAGAGTGAGGTGATTTATTCTCCTGACAAACCATTGTCCTGTGGTGCTAAAGTATGGATAGAAACAACTGCACCAATATGGGCAGAAGCAGATGATTTAATAATAAGGGGGTGATGCTTTACTTACATAAACAAATATGCTATAAACTAGATATACCATATGGTATGTCACAATCATACAGCCAAAAAAGGAGATTATTATGGCTTTCACTTTACACAATGTAATTGATCGTAGATCATCAAAGGTTAAGATACTTCTTGCAAATTGGGAGTTCAACGATAACAAACTAGCTACCATCTTGGGTGTCAAATACAATGAGATTGCTCAAATGCGTAAGTCAGCAGAACGAAGTGGGTCTGTTACTGTCGAGATGAAAATGAGTAGACTTGATGCTCAAATTGGCAAGTGCAAAGTTATTATTGACAACAAGATTGAGGAAGCAGAACGATATGTTCAGCAAGAAAAGATTGAATCACTTATGTGTGGCAATCCTAGTTCTGAACAACTGTTTCATATTAGCTCTTTGATCTACAAAATGGGTGTCGCAACAGAGAAACAAGAGAAGTTTGTCAATGAACGCAAAGCTCTTGAGATCGCTAAAGTTTATAGGTTGACAAAATGAGTACCCATTTAGAACGTATCAATCGGTGTGTGAGGTCTACCCTCGCACATCAACGCAAGCTCAACAAGGTAGATATCTTTATGATCTTGCAACGTGTCGATTACAAAATTAATCGTCAGAAACTAGGTCACAATTTAGTGGGTGAAATGCGATATGCTACGTCATGGGATATTCAAGATGCAAAACAAAATCTTATAT